CGGGGTGCTGGGGCTCGATCGAATATTCGAAGCCGACGATCATGCCCTTTATGGCGATATTGGCACAGTTCGACTTGAGCAACAGCGCCGTGCCGATGAAGGTCGCCGTGACCTGTTCAACGGTTATGCCCGGCTGCCATCCGGCGCGAAACAGGTTCGCTTCGATCCGGCAGGCATTGCCCACGGTGATGGTCGCCGCCGGTGAAACCCACAACGTCCCGGAAAATGCGCCAAGGGTCAGGCCGTCATGTGTGCCATTGGCGCAATGTTCGAAGCGGATCGCCGTATTGGCGGGCATTTCGAACGACGTGCCAATATAGGGGCGCTTGCCATAAGGAATGATAAGCGCGCCGCCGCCCAAGGCAGAAAGCGCCTGCAGCTGCGCGAGGATTGAAGCCGTGTCATCCGTGCCCCAGCCTGTGACGCGGTTATAGTCGCCGACGATCTCCGCCACTGCCGCCCGCATGTTCAGGCGGTCGCGGACATGGCGTGTCGTCGCGATGGTGTCGTCATTGTCGTTGACAGCAGGTGTCGGCGCTTTGGGCGTGCCGATGAGGCGCACGCTTGGCCCTGCGGTATCGAAGCCGCGATTGCCGAGCATCGCATCGATGTCGAACGGTTTCGCGTCTGGCGGCCTGCTGCTCATCAATTGATCCTTGCCGTAACTGGATAGCTGCGCCCGTCCGGGCCGATCGTGGTGACAAGCGCGCGGCGGCCGTCCTGCTGAACCGTCGTTGCCCCCACCGATCCGGCGGGAATGTCAGTCGCACCGTCGTCAAGGCTGGCTGCGCAGCTGATGCGGGCGAAGACTGCGGGACGCACGACAGCGACCAGACCGACGCTGCCGCGCGCCGACAGGCCTTGGGTAAAGGTGAAATGGCTCCGAGCGGGCTTTGCGCGGATGACTTCCGCGATCACCGATTCCACGAAGGCGGCCGACGCTGGCGCACCTTTCTGGTTGAGGTTCATGACCAGGCTGAACGTGTGCGGCTCGCCACGCGGCTCCGACTGCCACCATTCGCGGATGGCAACCGATCCGCCGAAGCTGGCGACGGTCGCGCGCACTGCCGCCGCCGTGCCCTTCTGCCGGGCGATCGGGATGGCCTGACGGACGCGGGCGCGCTTGACGTCCTCCGACCAGTCCGAGGACCAGTTATCGAGGCTCAGTTCCCATGCGAGCCATGGCAGGATCGACATGTCTAGGTTGGAGGGTTGCCGGTAGCTGCGCAATTGCACGGGCAAGTCCGTGCGCTTGGCTGCGATCTGTTCGAGCGCCTTTTCCAGCGCGGTGGACGCAGGCGGCAGGATCGATGGATAGGGCGTCATTCGCCGACACCAACATAGGTGATGGTGTGGGCCGTGCAGTGCGGTGCCTGCGTCCGCGAAATGATGATGTCAGCGGCAGGACTGGTGAGCGTCACATTCTGAACGCCCTCGACATGGAGAGCGGCGAAAATGGCGGAGCGAGTGACGTCGCGGCCGATGCGATGACTGTCTGCGATATAGGCAACCAGCTTCGCCTGGGCGGCGGCGAGAACGACACCGCCATCGGGACCGCTGAACGTCGTGAGGGTAGCCGCGATCGTATATTCCACGATCTGCGCCGACATGACGGTCACATAATCGGTCAGCGGACGACGATGTTCTGCGGTGAGATAGGCAGAGACGACGTCGATCAGATCAGCCGACGCCGCGCCGCCACCGTTGCGCGATAGAAGGGAAATCAGAACATGGCCTGGTTCCGGGCTGGTGGCGCTGGCGTCGAGAACGTCGGCGTTTGCCGAGAGCGCGTGATAGATATAGGCTCCTTCCGGCCCTGCGACCGAATAGCCTTCTGGGGCCAGCACGATGCGACGGCGAAAGTCCGTATCGCTTTCCATGACGGCGGGCGTGTTGAGGTCGGGATTTGCGGGCGTGACAGTGAGGCGCGCTACCCCCAGCAAGGCTCCAAGACTATCAAGGTCAGCGCCGACCGCGTAGGCGACCATCGTGCCGCGCAGGGCGTCGTTGATACGCTGGCGCAGGATCTGCTCGCGATAGGCGAAAAGTTGCAGCAGCTTGGTGGCCGGGTCGCTGTCCCGCGCCACGAAATCCGGTACCATCGCCACGAATTGCGCGAGAGCATCGGCATAGATCGTCTCAAAATCCAGCGTCTCGATAATGGTGGGCGCAGGAAGGCGGGACAGATCGACAGCGGTGAAGGTATCATCGGCCATGGCGGCCACTTCGTCGGGGCACCGGGGCGCGCGCCAGCCCCGGCATTTGGACAGGCGCTAGTCCAAATGAGCATGACGGGAATGCTACTGGAAAGCATGAATGCAGCCGGGACCATCTTGACTGAATCACCCACCCATGATGATCTGCGCGCGATCCCGGCTCTGCCTACTGCTGCCGCATTGCAATGATCGAGCCGGGATCACCCTTGACCAAAACACCATATTCTGCTGATGCGCCAAAGCGTCCCGATGCTGTTGTGACGACAAAACATCGGGATCGACCCTAGCGCATCTGCGCGACCAACTCAGACGCTAGGGTCGCATCAGCATCAGCACCGCCACCGCGATCAGCCCCACGTCCCACCACCATTGCCACTCGCCGCGCTCTATGCGGGAATAATCCAATGACCCGCGGGGAGGGTTGAACATCTGACATTTCGCTGCCCCAGTCATGCCGCCCTCAGATAGCTATAAATTGCCGTTGCTATGGCTGCTGACCCCGCAGCGCTCAAATGCACTGCAGCGTCGCCCATGTAACCGGCTGCGACCGCAGCTGCGTATGTTGCGAAACCGGGGATCGTCTTGCAGTCGAAATACTTCTGACCGTTCGCATCACACTGCGTCTTGAAGGCCGTCCAATAGCCGTCTTGGATCGCGAAGCTTTTGAGCGTCGAGTTCATATAGTGCGGGATGATGAACAGGACATCGTTCGTCGCCGTCTTCGCCTTATTGTAAAGCGCGTTCATGTTGGCGAGGAAGGTGGCCTGTGCGATCGAATTATTGATGTCGTTGGTGCCCAGTGCGATCAACACTAGATTGCTTGCAGCGCCCAGGGTGGCGACGCCGTCAAAGGCATCAAGGCCGGTCGGGTTGTTTGTCCAGTCGGACGTCTGCGACCCGGCCCAACCAGCATTATACACGGCCACGCTTTTGTCAGCGGCCTTATAGGCGGCCATCCCAACGAAATACGCCCGGCCTGAGCCGCCGCGCCGCATCCGTACGCCGCCAGCGCCTGGCGTGCCGGTGAACTTTTGGCTCTTTACCGAGGGCGCTACGCTAGGCGAGATAGTGCCAACCTGGAGGCCTCCAATCTGGGGCAGCAGTGTGCCGGTCAGAGTTGAGTTAGTCGGCCAAAATACCTCTACTGTGTCGTAGGCCTCGCTGTTCGCGAAGCCGACCTCCGACGTGTCGACGACATTGCTTGAAAGCACCCAGCCCCCAAGGTTCTTCACAGAGCTATACTGATTCCAGCTGGTCCCGCTGAACAAAAGCTCGGAATTTGCGGCAAGCATGTCCGCCTGTGTCGATCCGCCTGCGCTCGCTGATCCGTTGCCGAAAATATTCTTTCCCGCATCAGGCAGCAGAAGATCGCTTTTAAACACCTCCTGTAGCCGGTGTGGCCATGATCCTGAACGTGTGTTGACCGCATAGGCTGCGGTGTTGGGCGTCCCGCTGAATGCGCCCGCTGGGATGCTATCTCCGATCACACCAATAACCGAGCGGGACGTGCCAGCGCGGGTTGATGTCAATGCGGCGGCCCACTTTGGCAATGCGCTCTCAGGTGCAGGAGCCAGCCCACCTGAAGGACTTTTGATCGTTACCTGAAATTCGACGGCACTAGATCCGTTCGATCCCCTCACAATGATTGTCTGCGAAGTTCCCGACGCGATTGCAGCCGCCAGTGCGATCTTGCTGCCTGAAACAGAAAGGTTCGCGTGTCCGCTTACCTTCGTCCATGTGACCATTCCCTTGAGCGGAGCGCGCAGCGAGTAGAGCGCGCCCGACGCGCCCACCGATACGGTCGCCGTCTTGCTGCCGATCGGCGCGCCACCCGATGGATTAAGGCTGCCCGACATTCCCATGGGATCAGTCCTCAACCATGATGGCGAAACGGCAGTCGCCGCGCACCCATATGTGGTCGGCCGTACCGGTCACGGAGGCAACCGATGGCAGCATGAGACCATCCTTGGAGCCGGGGGCGGATGCTCCGCCAAAATAGACATAGTTGAAGGTGCCGCCCTTTGCCTGGACGACTACTCGCTGACCCGCAACGCCGGGATGCGTGGCAACGATATCGTGCCAATCGTTGTCGCCAACGACGTCAGTGTAGCTTTGAGCCATGGATTTCCTCCGTTTCCGAGCCATGTCGGTGGAGGTGCCGTGTCATGGCCAGCGTCCGCATTTGGACAGGCGCTAGTCCAAATGCGTCAGGCATCGGCCATATGGGCATACAGCAAGTCGAGCAGCCGTTCGCGATCTGCCGCCGTCGCACCAAGCAACTCGCGCTGGGGATAATCCACCGGCTTAGCCCGGATCGACGGCCGATCGCGCAGGCCGCGCTGGTGAACATTCGCGATGGCCGACACCTTGCCGCTAAATCCGACCCACAGGCTCTGATCGTCCGCGCCGGTCCTGAGAAATCGCGCGGAACACAGGCGGCGGAACATGGCGCGGCGACGGATGCCGCCCCGGCGGCGCAGCTTGCCACCGCCGCGATTTTCATGTTCCGGCGGCACTGGCAGCCATTTGACGATCTTGGAAAATTCGAAGGTACGTATAGCGCCAGCGTCGATGTCGAAGCCGGTCATTTTCTGGCCCGGCCCCCAAGTGAAACTTTTCATGATGACCCGGCGCGGTTCGCCAGCGCCGCCAGCAGGGTAGAGGAAACAGGCCGCGCCGCGCCCGGAAATGGGCGGTTCTTTCTTTTTGCGTGGCGCGAAGGCGCTGCCATCAGGCGCTTGTTGCCCGGTGATGCGTTCGCGCTGGCCTGAGCCCAACTCGCGCGCCATGCGGCGCATCAAGGTGCGCCGCTGGCCCGATGACAGGCCGCGCAGAAGAGCGCCCGCAATGCGTTCGATTTCGGCAAGTTCGTCCGTCATGGCATCAGGCGTTTGGCGGAATCGCCGGGGTCAACACGGCATCGGGATCGGACGATTCCAGCAGCAGTTCGACATTGCCGAAGCCCTGGCGAAAATTGGCCGTCACGCCATCAAAGCTATGGCCGTAGTCCGGTTCGGGCGGGTGGACGATATTCCAGCCCTTGCCGTCCGCCGAAAGGGAGACCAGCACCGCTTCGGTCAGGTCGATCGACAGTTCGATATCATAGGCCTGGCTGTCGAGCAGTTCGGAGCGGAAGGCAAAGGGCGCGCTGTCGTTGCGGGCGAGCAGCTGAGGCTGTTCCTTTTCGATCCATGCCAGCACCGGCACGATCAGATGATCGGGATCCCCGGCATAATCGGTCAGTAGCACCTTGAGGCTGTAGCTATAGGCGAAGGACAGGGTGGCGGATCGGCGCGCGTTGATGCCGCCTTCTTCGAAGAAAATCTGCAGGCGGTCGGGATGGGTTTTGAGATCGGGCAAGCAGGCCGTCAGCCAGCGCCGCAGACTATCGCCCTTGCGCAT